CCCCTACCATGAGCAGTCAACAAACGACCGACCTATCCAATCGGCTCAAAAGCCTAGACATCGTGGTGAAGCTGGGATGGGCGCTTTTGGCAGGGGCCTTTGCCATGGGGGTGTGGGTGGCGGCGATCCAGATCGCCGTCAACGAAAACACCCGGACGACTGCGGCAGTGCAGCCTCGCATCCGGGAGCTGGAACTAAGGGAGAGCGCCAACAATGAGAAGCTGGCTAACATTTTGAAGATACTCGACCGGATCGACCAAAAACTGAATCAATGAGCGACCGAACATTCATGACTCTGCGTGAGGCAGGCGTTTCCCAGACTGGGATTCGCCCCCGCTTTGCGCCGATGCGGAATGAAAGCCCGCTGACAAATCCGGGGAGTGAGTTTCTCGCCGCGCTGATGGGTAGCACGGGGCCGCTGGGGGCGAAGGTGAATGAGCTGACGGCGCTGGGGGTCTCGACGGTATATGCCTGCGTCCACTACATAGCCCAGATCGTCAGCACGCTGCCGCTGGAACTGTATGTGCAGAATGGGGATAGCCGGACGCCGGCCGTGGGGCATCCTGCCCGGCGGGTGATGCGGACGCGGCCGAACCCGATCATGGTGAGCAGTGATGTGCGGTATGCGCTGGCCTTCAATCAGGCCCTGCACCACAATGCTTATGCCCAGCTGGTCTTTGACCGGGCGGGGCGGATCGCGGAGATTTACCCGCTGCGGACGAGGAATGTGTCGATGGATATGGTGGGGAATTTTCCCCGCTATACGGTGACTAGTGATAGCGGCAGCAAGGTGATTGGCTTTGATAAGATGCTGCATCTGCGCGGGATGTCGCCGGATGGTCTAAAAGGTCAGGGGCCGATCAGTCTTTCTGCCAATCTAATTGGATTGGCGCAGGCGCTGGAGGAGAATGCCAGCCGGTTTTTCTCCAATGGATCGCGGCCTGGGATGGTTTACACGGCGGCACCGGGGGTGAACCTGACGGAGCAGCAGCGGAACGCACTGAAAGATCAGCTCAATTCTGCTTATCAGGGGGTGGATAACTTTTTCCGCACGATGGTGCTGGAAGGTGGCGGTAAGATGGAGATGACCCGGACGGCGAATGATAGCAGCCAGTTTGACGAGATCGCCAAGCGGACGCATCAGCAAATCTGCCAAGTGTTCGGGGTGCCTCCGCACAAGGTGGGGATTCTGGATAACGCGACCTTTTCCAACATCGAGCAGCAGCAAATCCAAGCAGTGCAGGATTTGTTTTTACCTTGGTGTAAGCGGTGGGAGGAAGCCTTCGCGGGCGCTCTGCTGCTGCCGGGGGAGCTGGATAACCACTACTGGAAACACAATCTCAACGGCCTGCTGCGCGGCGATGCTGCTGCCAGATTCTCTGCCTACAGCACGGGCCTGCAGAACGGCATCTACAGCATCAACGAGGTGCGGGGATACGAAGACCTGGACCCGATCGACGGCGGCGACACGCACGTTCGCCAGCTCAACATGGCAGACATCTTAGCAACCGCCGCCGCACCGGCAAGAATGGAAACGGCAGTATGAAACAGAAGCGCAACGAGATCACCAATCTGACTGACAGCACCCGCACCGGAGGACCGGCGCGGCTGAAGACGGTGTGGGAAAATGCGGCGAAGATCGACAAGCCACAGGCCGCAGCAACGGAACTGCTGATCTATGACCGCATCGGTTCTGACTACTTTACCGGCGGCGGGATCACTCACCAATCTGTCACCGACTGGCTGGCTGGATTGGAGCCGAGTAATTCTGCGATCACGGTGCGGATCAACTCTCCTGGTGGTGATGTCTTTGAGGGCGTGGGGATTTACAACGCACTGGTCACATGGCAGGCCGCGCAGGATGACCGGAAGATTACGGTTAAGATCGATGCGCTGGCGGCATCGATTGCTTCGGTGATTGCAATGGCTGGGGATGAGATCGTGATCGGCGGCAATGCCATGATGATGATTCACCGGGCCAGCACCATCACGATGGGCAATGCTGCTGACCATTTGAGCACGGCCACGACTCTTGAGAGCATCGACCAGATCATTGTCGATACCTACGAGGCGAGGACTGGGCAGAAGCCTACTGACCTGAAGGGGTGGCTGGATGCTGAGACTTACATGACGGCGGCGGAATCCGTGGAACGCGGGTTCGCTGACCGATCCGAAACTTTGAAGGGGAAGCCGGAGACCAAAGACCCGGAGACCCCAGACAACCAATCCGTGGCGCGTCTGGCAGCCGCCCGGCTGCTGGTGGCTCAGATGGGCCGTCCGACAGTCACCGCACACGCCGCAAACTGATAACAAACAACACGCTAATAACATGAATAAAAAACCGTTGATCGTCCTGCCAGTCTTGGCATTCTCCCTCACCTTCCTGACCATGGACGCCAGCCCGCTGGATGCCGTCCATGCGAAGATCAAGGCCGTGGCCGCTGATGCCGACAAAATCCTGGCCGGAGCCAAGGATGGCTTGAGCGAATCCGACCTGGCCAAGGTCAAAGAATACCATGGCTTGGTGGATGGCTTCAAGGCTACCGCCAAAGCCCTTGAGTCCCAAGCCCAGCTTGGTGCCTACCTTGATAGCGTGCCTGACAGCGAGAAGCGCAAGGTGATCCTTGATGCCTCTGGCCTCTCCAATCAGGATGCTTCTGATGCCGAGCGCTTCAGCTTCCGCCGCTTGATCGTGGGTCAGCTGGCCGGTGGCAAGCTCTCCGGCGCCGAGGCCGAGATGGTGCAGCAGGGTGCGAAAGATGCGATCCAGCTGGCCAGCCAAGGGAGCCATGTTCCCCGCGCCGTGCTTGCCACCATGTTCGCCAATCGTTTCCGTAACGACCTGACCGCTGGCGGCACTGGCACTGGTCTGGAAACCCTGACTCGTGAGCCTTTGCGCGGGATCGTCGATCCGTTTTACGAGAACATGGTCACCCGCACCTTGGGCGCTCAGTTCCTTAGCGGCTTACAGGGCAATATTCCCTTCCCGAAAATGGGACGGGATAGCACCAAGCCAGCGTTTGCCGCTGAGAATGGTGCATCCACCGAGATCACCCCAACCAGCAGCCTGATCACCCTCTCGCCTAAGCGCATCCCTGCCCATGTGGAGCTTTCCAAGCAACTGCTCCTCCAGACCGATCCGAGCATTGAGGCATGGGTTCGCAATAACCTCCTGCAGGAAATCGCCATCATCTGGGAAAAGGCGGTCATTCACGGCACTGGCTCTGGCAGTCAGCCTACCGGGATCGTGGCCACTGCCGGCATCGGCTCTGTGGCTGGCGGCACCAACGGTCTGGCCCCAACCTGGGCGAACATCGTGGACCTCGAAACCGCACTGGCTAACGCTGATGCGGCTACCGGAAACCTGGCTTACCTGACCAACTCCAAGGTGCGCGGCTCCCTGAAGAAGATCAGCATCGAGGCCAGCACCAATGCCGAGAAAATCTGGAGCCGCACCACTCCTGAACTCCCGCTCAACGGCTACGTGACCGGGGTCTCCAACTGTGTCTCTTCCACCCTGACCAAGGGCAGCTCCTCCGGGGTTTGCTCTGCGATCATCTTCGGCAACTTTGCTGACTTGGTTATCGCTCAGTGGGGTGGTCTTGACGTTCAGGTCAATCCTTACAGCCTCGACACCACCGGACTGGTCCGCATCACTGCGGCCGCCTTTGGTGATAACGCGGTGCTCCGGGCTGGATCGTTCGCGGCGATGCTCGATGCGCTGACTGCCTGATTTTGTTGGTGCCATATGATAAAGCCGGGGCGGGGATACGTCACCGCCCCGGCGCTTCTCTTTCTTTGTTATGAAATTCCTGATCAACTCTGACTGCCTGATTGGTGGTCAGCATATCGCCGAGGGCACTGTGGTGACCGTGGCCGATGACGTAGCCGTGGAGCTGATGCTGGCAAACCGCGGTCGGGTGGTTCCTGAGGATTACGCCGCGCCAATCGAAGAGTCTGCCAAAGCAGCCAAGCCTACGAAAAAATGATTCCTTCTGCTGCCATCTCCCAGTTGGTGACTGCACCTGCGATTGAGCCGATTACCTTGGCCCAAGCGAAGGAGCACTTGCGGGTGGATGGCAGCGATGAGGATTCGCTGATTGCGCTTTGCATCACGGCGGCACGGGATCGGATCGAAAATGAATGCCGGAGGGCTTTTGTCCGGCAGAAGTGGATTGCCTACATCGCGGGCGATTTCGCCGAGGGGGTGACTGTGGAACTACCCCGCGCCAGACTGATGGCAGCGGAGACCTTTTTGTTGGAATACCGGAACGACGCTGGCACTTGGACGGCATGGGCAAACACTGCCCAGCAGCCTGCCAGAGAACCGGCGCTGCTCTGGATCACCTCCTACCCGAGCAACATCGATACCCCGCGCAGCCCACAGGATGCGGTCTGGCGGGCGAGTTACTGGGCCGGGTATGGGTCGCTGGCCACTGATGTTCCGGGGCCGCTGCGCCATGCTATTCTGCTGCTGACGGCCCATCTATTTGAGCGGCGGGAGATGGTTATTTCTGGCACAATCATTAGTGAGATTCCGAAATCACTGGATTGGCTAATTGATTCATTTCGCGTGCCTTGGGAGGGGGCGATTAAATGACCCCAATCGGACACAGGGATGCCAGAATAACGATCCAGCGGGCCACGGAGTCGGTGGATGCTCAAGGCTCTGTGACCCAGACATGGGCCACACTGGCGACGCTGTGGGCGCACGCGCAAACGATGAGTGGCAAGGAGTCGACTAATGGGTCGGCAAGGGATGCCACGGCGGAGCAGGTTTTTTCGGTGCGCTATCAATCAGCGCTGGATGACCTGAATCCACGGGACCGGATTAGCTGGGGTGGGTTTATCTACGACATCACCAGCGCTCTGCCACTGCCACCATCCCGGCCGGCCGAGGTGATCATTTCAGCAATCTTCACGGATAACGCGATCAACGCGACGGGCTACGCCTTCACTGCTGATACGACTGACTTTACCGCCGACATGACGCTGCAGACCGCTGACCACATTTAAACTATGGCAAAGCAAACAATCAACATCGGCGCTGCTGCCAACGACGGCACGGGCGATCCTATCCGCACGGCATTCGGGAAGGTGAATGATAACTTCACGGAGATTTACACGGCGAATACAGGGGTGAATACCGGCGACCAAAACCTGGCGGCCTATGCGACGACGGCAGCAGTGGCGGCGGGGTATCAACCGCTGGACTCTGACCTGACGGCGATCGCTGCGCTGACGACGACGGCCTATGGGCGGGCGCTGCTCTCGACTGCCGACGCGCCAACGCTCCGCACCGCCATCGGCCTCGGCCAAACGGACGCGCCGACGTTCCTGGCGCAATCCCTGACCGGCCAATCGCTGACCGGGACGCAGGCGACCAACTTGCTGGACTTGGCGACGACTTGGGACACGACTGGCACTCCAACTGCAATCAAGGTTAATGCCACCAACACAAACAGCAACCCTGCGACAAAATTTATTGATTTGCAGTTAAGCACGGTCAGCAAGTTCAGGGTCGGCAAGGGTGGCAATATTTTTTCGGGCGCAAACGCTGTTACTGCAGACGGGGGCACTGGCGTTGCTGGCGTTTCCTTGGAGATGCTGTTTGCTAATTATGGAATCGGGGTTGATGGAAATGGAAATTGCCAATTTCTATTGAACGGCACCGCAAGAAGCAGGGTCGGTTTTGGTGTATGCATTGGAAACAATCAAACTTTTTCGTTTTCAGACTTGCAGCATACTGGTCTTAATTCAGTTCCAGACGTATTGCTCGCCCGAGACGCCCCCGGAATCCTAGCCCAGCGGAACGGGACAGCAAAACAGGTCCACCGGGTCTATAACACCTTCTTAGGAACAACCGCCAATGAATGGGGTGGATTTGACTGGTTGACCACGACCAATACGCTGCGGATCGGGACGGAGCATGGCGGGACTGGGACGGCGCGTCCGATTGATTTTGTGACTGGTGGGGTTCGTAGAGGTGGGTTCCATGGAACAAATGGGAATTTTGATGTTGCGGTCAATTTAGTAGTTAGTCAGAATATTTATGCTGGCGTTGGCAGTGCTGCTGCTCCAAGTTACACATTTGGGACACGTGCGGATACTGGGCTTTTTTCAGAAACAGCAACCGAGATTGGAATATCAATAGGCGGAACCAGGCATTTAAGATTACAGACTGGTATTTGCGTTATTAATTCCGGAAATATTGGAGTCGGTGGTGGATTTGACGCTAATCTTTCCCGCATTGCTGGCTCGTCTCTGGCAATTGGAAACGGGACACTGGGAGACTTTTCAGGGTCACTAAAACTTCGCAACGTCATCCAAAGTCCAGGGGTAGGCACCATCGTGACCCCTGCCAGTAACGGCGACTTGGTATTTGAGACAACCAGCAACACAAGCGTGACTGTAAAGCTCAAAGGTAGTGACGGCACCGTCCGATCCTTTGCTCTGACTCTTGTATAACATCCACACATGACCCCAACCTACAAACAAAACCTAGTCACCAGTCGCAACGCCAACCTCGCCGAGCAGCATGATCTGCGGGAGAGGCTCAAGCAGTTGGAAACGGAAGAAACCCAACTCAAAGGAGCAATCGCTGTCTTGAGTCAAATAGAACAAGCCGAAGCCGAACACGCCAAGGCTGAACAACCTACTACCTAATAACATATGGCCACTATTACCATCCCACTTGATACTCCGGCGGAACGTCCAGAAGTTCCGTCGAAGACCTACAACGAAATTTACATCATGGACCTTGCCATCAGTGCGCGTTCCATGGGCGAACAAGATTCAATTTATGTTGAGTATGTTCCATTTGATCAAGCTACTGGCGACCGGCTTCTTTCGGATCGGCGGGAAGTTCGGCTGCCATTTTGGGAGGT